CCCTGCGGCCCCTCGTAAGGAATCCATTCTTTGATGACTTCAGAAGCAGCCTTCGCAATACTCTCTTTGATATCCATATTACTGGTGTCGTTGGAGTAATTGTTGGGTGTCAAGCATGATTTTCGACTTCTCGGATGGAACCCCGCGTTCGACGGTCACACCCGGTAGATCTGCCAGCACCAACACAAGCTCTTCCATTCGCTCTTCGGATCCGATCTCGGCGTGTTCTTCGATAGAGAGAATGCCGGAGTCGTATTCGTTGCCTTCATCTTCGGCCCACTTCCGCGTAGACATGGCCCGAAGGAGGCGTTCGAGTAGCTGGTTTTTCCCGTTGTACCCCGTGAAGAGATCTTCGTCTCGGATCTCGGCAAAGCCAACCGGGATTCCGCCCCATTTAACCGAAACTCGATCAGGGGTATCATCTTGCCAGTCGGACTTGTAGAGTGGGAATTCAGCGGCGTAAGAGTCTAACCAGTCTTCTTGTTTAGTAGTCAGTGAAGAGACCGTGACCGAGTTGGCGATTTTCTCTTTGATCTCGTCTCCGGCTACAAATCGCCTACGAGACGAGCTTGATTTAGAATCATCGCCGCGTTCGCCTCCACCCATTCCTCGCTCTCTTCCTCCTTCATTTCGTCCAAAATCTGCTCTTCCTCTGGCGTCCTCTTTGGCGTCTCCCCATTGGTCTGGCTCATAATATTGGTCTGAAACTGTGTATTCTTCTTCAGGGTCGTAGTACATAAACACTACGTCTGGCGTCTCGTACTCTTCGAAATTCCACCCATCCGGTGCGTAATCGGGGTTGAATTCCATCCGTCCACCCTCCTTGAATCCGTGGTCTTTGTACAGCTTTCGAAGGTAGCCGTTGTAACAGTCCAACGTGCGCCCGCCTTCTGCGATAGCCTTGTCCAACAGTTCTTCACCGATTCCTTTGGGACCGGTGTGGTTGAACAAGTTCTGAATATCCCCATCGGGACTCACAGAGACCCCCGCGCCACCTCCATCCGTGGTGATGAGCGTATGGTCTTCCAGTTCTTCGGGAGTGTGTGCAGTGAGAAACGCGCCCATTTCAGGCTCTTCTTCGATGAAGTTTGAAACAGTGCTGGCGAAGTCTTCCGGCTCTGCGATTTTGACTTCTCGGTTCTCTTCACGCCCGTTGGATTCAGCTTCTTCTTCCGGTTTTTCTTCCTGCGGTCTCCCCTCTTCACGGGAGTTTTCGGATGGGCTATTACTACCTTCTTCCTCGTAGTAGGTTCCACCTTGCGGACCTTCGTGGAGATCGACACCGGGTGGTGCATCCGATGGGTTACTCACGTAGGTCCGCTTGCTAAAATCCTTTCCGAAGACTACCTCCGTAACCGAATTCGCGGTTTCGTAGTCGTATCCCATCTGTAGGAGTGGTTGGAGAATCGAAGTCGGGTCGAACCCTTCATCTGCAACTTCTTGCAACTCTTCGAGTAGCTGCTGCTGATCTTCTTCACTGACACCTTGCTCGTTTAGTGCAGTTTGGAGACGTTCGCCTTCGGTCTCACCGTCTTCTGGATTCGGGCTACTTCCGCCATCCGGAGAAATCGCTTCTTCGTAGTAATACCCTCCTTGTGGCCCTACCTCTACATCAGCACCTTCGGGAGCTTCCGAAGGATCTCTGATATAAGTCCGTTCTTTGGCGAACTTCTTTGCAACACCGACAACCTCGTTCAGTAGTTCTTCTTTCATTTCGATTTTACCTTTGTTGGTATCTGTATTACCTTTGTTGGTATCTGTATTAGGGGTATCTACGATTTTGTATTGATCTCCCTCAACTGTCTCCACTGTTGGGTCCGGAGTTTCGCTTGCAAGTGCGGCGAACCGCCCGATATCCATATCACTCATTGAGGGTTGCCACCCATCAACTCATAGAGATATTCCGTAGAGCCACGTCCCTGATTCGTTTTGAGCCACTTTCCGTAGTGGTCTTCACAGAGATCAGAGAACGATTTGCCATCGTCTTTGGCGTACTCTTCGATGGTGTCACCGTTCATTCCTAAGTGTTCGAAGTTCGAGTCGTAGGCGACCTTCGCTTGACTCAGAAGCCGCTTCTGCATATCCGCGTTCCCATCATTCATTTGGGACTGGATATGATCGAAGATGTTGATGACTCCACCACGTGCGCCACCATAGGTAGCGTTATGTGTACCTGCGCCATCGGAGTATGCGATTTCATTGCCCTGTGTCGGTTCATCAGGGCTGGCTGGCTCTCCACCGACCGTGTTGGCCTCTGGTGGCCGTCCACCTTCAGGCCCGGTCTGTCCCGCCATGACTTCATCGAACGGACTGCCACCCCCATCACCGCCCTCTGGTTCGCCACCCATACCACCCATGCCACCCATCATACCGCCCTCTTGTTCAGGTGATTCGAGGATACCGGCTTTGATATCGGCGTCATTGGCAGTAGTCCACTCAACATCTGCACCAACCTGTTGGGCGAGTTGAGCGTTTTTAAGCTCCTTGCCGATTCGTTCTGCTTCGGCGTTTTCGTCTTCCTCTTCGATCTCGGCAATGGACAAGTCCCATCCTTCGACCTGAAGCTGGCTCAACATAGCCGGGATGAACGAGTCTTCGAAGACAGTCTTTAGTCGATGTGCAGAGCGATTGGAAACGATAATCTCCATCGACTGTGAAAGCCCCGAATTCTGTGGGGACGCTTTCTGGAAGACAGAGGTTACACCGTACTTAGCCGAGATACGGTCAAGGAACCACTCTCGCATCTGCATATGTTGCATCTGCGCTGGATCTTCGAGTAGCGGTTGCCACGTCAACGGCTGGCCAGAGCCTTCGGTATCATCAATGAACGTCGGGATGTGGTGTGGGTCATCCTTCAGCTTCTCAAACTGGCCGGTGTTCCATGATCGAACCGATTCCGCGTTGGTAGATCGGATGATCATAGCTCCACGTGGAGCGCGGCGTTGTTCGTAGGCTGTCTGATACCACTTGTCCATCTGTTCAAGAGTCCGACACTCTTCCCACAGCGTGATGATCGGACTAAGGCCGTAGAACTTCGATGGTTCGTATTCGCTGGCGTGTGTGAATTCCCCACGGATGAAGAATTCTTCAGCATCTCCACCCGGAGCTTCGACTTGTTCCGCGTATGCACGGTAGGTCTGATTCCCACAGCTATCGCACTTTTGGCCATCCTGCTGTGGGTGGTAGTGTTCATCGGTCGCTCTACACGCCGGACAGATCCACCACTTCTCACCCATGTTGCCCTCCTGATCAACCGAGTACCGCATTAGTTCAGGGGGAGCGCGACTGACACCGGTCAAATCCCAATCGATGATCTCGCCGTGGTTGTTCAGAATGTAGTCACGTTCGAAGATCATCCAGCCGTCATCGAAGGACTGAATATCCCATGCGACTTCCTTACACACTTCGAGGAACGTCTGACCCACCGAATTCTGTTCATCCCCGTCAAGGAACTGATCAGCACGCCCTCGCTCGTTGATCTCATCGACGAATTTCTGAGCGCGTTTCTTTTCGAGTGCGTCGGGTGCATCGAATTCACACATTTCGTCGCACTCCGGACACACTCGTTTCTTGTCGAAATCGAAATCCTCTTCTTCGAGATCATCCCCGGCTTCACCGAGTTGCTGTCGGAATGGTTCGTAGGTATCGAATTCCTCATGGCACTCGTTGCATTTGGCAACGTACTCTTTTTCCCACTCTGCGAAGCCACGGCGGAAGGTCTGATTGACCTTCTCTTCGATTGCGTTGTTTACAAGAGCCTGCTTCTGTCGCATTTCGTAGATCCACTTCGGGGAGATACTACGCTCGTAAGGGGGTTCTGGTGCGGAACTATGCCCACCCATACCGCCAGCCGCAGAAGGATAGCCGAACTTTTGAAGTACTCTTACAACGCCATTTTCGAATGACTGCTTTGCTTTTCTGACGGGTGATTTGAGATTTACCATTTATTTACCATGCACTGTTGACAGTTTCTTCGAGTGATTTCATTTCATCGAGTGTGATATTCGGCCCATTATCCAGAGAGTATGTCAGATATCGCAAGGCGTCAAGGCCGTGGTCATCTGCCTTACGGGGAACCTCTTCGTCGTCGTTCTTCCATACGTAAGAGGGAATTTCATCAACAGTTTTCGTCGGGCTGTCATCCAGAACGAGTCTGTTATCTGGTTTATGCACGCGAGATCCGACCATGATATACAGCCGGGGCCGCCCACGGTCGTCTTTCCGGAGTCGATTCTTCACCGATTGAATACCAGCGTTTACGTCTTTTTTCGCGTTGGCAGTGTGGACGCCTCTTCGCTTCAGGTTCTCGTTACCTTCGGCGTCGTGGTCTGCAAACGTGTTTTCGAGATGCCAGTCGTCGTTGGTTAGCTCCTCGATCCGCCGACCTGCATCTTCGACAAGTAGTTCGGACTGGTACAGTTCACGGAACAGCACCAGTTCGTCATCCGGTGACAAAGCCCACCACTGACAGACAAAGGGATTGTTATACCCAAAGTCGATAGAGCGGTAGACACGCCAGCCCTCCGGTGGATCAATCCAAACAGAGTCGGGTTCGTCATCGTAATCCCATTCTTCTGTTCGCTTGATATCCCACGTGCCGAGAGGGGTATCAGGGTTTGCAAGGTAATCAGCCGTAATCAGGTGGTCATCTTCAGTGTACTCACTGTAAATGATACCTTCTGCACCAACCCATTTGCCGAGGAAGTACCGTTCGTAGTACATCCCCGACAGGTTCTTCTCCATCCGTTCGACGTAGGACTTCGGAACGTATGGGTTGTCTTTGACATTCATGCGAATCGCATGAGCGTCCTGCTGATTATCCGCGTTGAAGAACAGCTTGTACATCCAGTGTTGCGGGGATGCAGGGTTGGTCGCCGTGAAGATCTGCTGGAAGGGGACAGTGTAGAACGTGCCACCTTGCCGCGTTCCCTTGTATCGGAGACGCCCCTGAAGCTGGTTCCATTCACCTTTGGACAGTTCGGTTCCCTCATCCACGAAGATCCAGCCATACGAGTGTGACCCGATCTTACGAGGCAAGTCGTCGTCTGACGTTGACTGTCCGGAGTCAAGGCCGTGATAGTGGATTTCAGAGAGAATCGGTTTGCCGTTATCGTCGTATGAACCCGTGTAGTGTTCGATGACGTGTTCCCCCTTGTTGTGATTGTGGATGTGAGAATCCGGAATCACTTCTTCAAGAAGCGTCTGCTTGATCGTAGACGAATACACGTCAGAGAAGTGTTTACGAACGATGAGACCCCGGTTGCCGGGGTACATCATGTTCATGAGATATCCTTTTTCGTTGCCTACCCGTGACTTACCAGCACCGAAGGAGCCTGAAAGCAACACTTGATCAGAAGTACTCATCATAAATTCCTTCTGTTTGGGTAACGGTTCGAATGAACGTTCCTCTAAGTTACCCGTATCAGCAGATGGAGAGATTTTGAATCACCTCCATTACAGGAATTCTAACTTCACCAAATTCGATTCCGCTGTGGTGCATCGGGCATACTTTCATCCCACGATCTGAAGAAAACTCTCTGTCACACGTTGGACAAAAGTTCTCTTCTGCCGAATTTGGCGCACTCATTGATATGGCTATTATAGTCTTTTAGGTGCTATAGCTTATTACTTTTGCCTAAAAGCTTAATAAGATTATAGAACTATAATCAGTTGTCTTTGTCGTCGGACTCTTTTGATTCAACGAGGATTTCGTCTTCGTTTTCCTCTAATTCGACAACCGGAGCATCTTCGCGCTGTTCCTGTTCGGGGAAGTTTGCATCTTCCATCCCACCCCATAGTTTGATCTCGGTTCGGGTCTCGTTGACTTCGGATTCGATTTTGTCGGGTTCTTCGAGTCCGAGTAGATCTTCGACCTGTTCGACAGTCTGACGCCATTCGTTCATGAGCGTCTTCATGTCATTATCGACCTTCGGAACCTCCTTGAACTTATCAGGGACCGGAACAGTGAATCCGACTTCTTTTTCGTCATCGATGGTCATCCCTTCTCGGTTCATCGTGACCTTCCCTCTGACGTTCTCATAACGGTGTGAGACAACCGCAGGACGCTTTTCTTCTTCCTTGAGGCTCATCATACGCTCAAGATTGTCAAGCCGATCAAGGAGCTTCATACCGAGCTTCATCCGGGTTCTGGCTTGAGCTTCAGCCAGTTGGGATTCTACTTCTTCACCGATCTCGGTGTTGTTGATGTATTCGCTGACAGTCGAAACGTTGACATTCAGGTAGTCACCGATTTCTTCGACGGTCCACGGATCATCGTCGCCCATCCCATGGAATTTCGCAAGTGCGACTTGTACACGGGTGTCTTTTTTCCGGAATCGGGGACGGTCTTTCTCTTTATCGGGTAGTTCGGATTCACTCACTGGAAACTCACTTAATAGGGTTATTACGTCGCATTGGTATAGATTTACCGCTGGTGATCGGGTAGGGGGAAGGGAAGGAAGTGCCGGTCAGAGACCGACAGCGAGGATTGAGTTGGACGATTAGGATGGTCGTCTACCCTCATAGGGGTATTATAACTACTTCCTTATAAACTTATCGTCCCACACAAAATAAAATGCTAAGACTTATAATCCTATAATTTCTATAGAGTTGTTATGGAAGTAGCCGTAGAAGAAGCTACCGAGAATCCCGAAATGGTTGTTATTCGGGCCGCACGGAATGACTATAAATCTGGTTGGGTTGGAGATCAAACTCAGACAGAGACACTTGCTGAAACCGTTGATGATGAGTTTATTAGTATGCTCAACGGCGAAATACAAATCGAGAAAGGAGATGTTCACAAGAAAGAATTCCTCCAACATTTGTTGAATAGAGGGCATTTCGGCCCGTATGAGCATATAAACATTACATTCATGGTGAAAGGTGTATCCCGATCTCTCATGGCGCAACTCACGCGCCACCGGACAGGTATTAGCTTCGATATTCAGAGTCAACGATACGTTGATTTTGCTGGTGTTCCTGCCAATACTCTTGTTGTCACACCAAAATCAATCACTGACGTTCGATCCGGAAACCGAAACCCGGATTCAAAAGATATTGCTACGATTCTGGATGAGAACGGACTTCAGTCAGAAACGGAACTTGAGGAAGCGCGACAACGAATCTTTTCAAATTCGATTGAAAATTCGGTAGCGTCGTACAACCGATTACGAGATCTCGGAGTCGCGCCTGAAGACGCACGATACGCACTTCCTATTGGTTCGAAGGTAAATATCTACTTCACTCTCAATGCTCGAACACTGCTTCATATAGCCGATATGAGAGCCGCTGCGGATGCACAGTGGGAGATCCGGGAATTCACTGAAGAAATATTAGAACTGACTAAAGAGTGGATTCCGAACACTATGGAATACTACATGGAAGAAATGATTCACCGGAAAAATCGGCTGGCCCCATAGATGGAACGTCCGTGGGCCAACAAGGAAAAATTGAAGGAATTGTATATCGGGAAGGGGATGAGTACCCGCGAGGTTGGAGATGAGTTGGGCTGCTCGAAAACTACAGTGCGTCGATATCTCCATCGGTTCGATATTGAAGTCCGTACACCAGACAATGAAAAACACCCACGATATCAAATGATGGGAGACGGCCGTCGGTACATGATTTTCCGCCATAACGATCATCATGTCTACGAACATAGGCTACTGGCGACACTCAAAGTAGATGATTTGGATGGCTTCGATGAACTGGAAGTCCATCATAAAGTCCCGGTGAAGTGGTACAATACGCTTGAGAACGTCGAACCCCTCACGCCAGAAGAACACCGGAAGGTGCATAGGGAGATGAACAATCAGATCAAACAGGAGACCGAGATCGAACAGACTGTTGTCACGGAACCGTCCGAATACAGTCCATCAGAACTCGGTGAACTGGCCGCGAAAGGAGTTGAAATCGAATGGTAGACGCAGATAATATATCGATAGAACAGACGATGCAAAATCCGAGCGAAGTATATACCGATCAGCGTGAAGTGTTGCAGGAAATCGGGATGACCGAAGAGGAAGCTGAAAAGATCTACAAGGATGTTAAAACACAGATCATGCTTGCCTCACAGGAAGCCGGACAAAAGTACAGTCAAGAGACCATCAACGCACTGACGAATGTCGCTGTTGCCTCACAGAAAAGAGAAATGGAGCATATGAGACAACACTCAGACGACACTATCACCATCAATCTAAGCCGTGTGATTCTAAATTTGGTTATGAGTATCACATTACTCGTAAACGTAATTTACGTCTACAACACCTATCCCGATCTTTTAGGTTTTCAAATTTTGAATGTGTTAGCAATACCGGTATTATTATACTGGCTTGCAAAGTAACATTAAATACACATGACTGAGCCGATTAGCCTTTGGCTACCTGAATCAAGGAGAAAGCCTCGCGCTTCAGCGCGAGGAGGATGTCGAAATTACGGGTGCGACAATGATGTAATAATCAGTTTCGGTATCAATAACAACTGGATGATCATCACCGAGATCCCAGCGAGATAATGTATTTTCAAGTAGGTAAGTTTCGTCTACCCCCAGCACGGTTAAAACTTTGTCAACTCTCTGCCGATGGAGATGGTGTGTAGTTTCATTTCTACTGAATGTGTAAGTTTTAAACGTTTTACTATTGGTAACAATCTCATCCTCTCCCACATACCCGACTGGATTAAAGTTGTCGGTACCAACGAATCCTACCTTCTCAACACCTTTGGGAAAGATCATGATAGTCTCATCGGCTGATTGCCAGCCCTCTGGTGTTAGATTATCAGCACGTTTCGCATCGAACGTCTGTTTGAATTTCTCAAGTAACTTCTGCGAGGCGTCTCTGTTGTTTTCTGCTTCCATACTTACCGATTGGCTACCAACCACTTAACTCTTGCTATTTCAGTCTGGTAAGATGATGGTTGGTACTGGTCGATGTTGATTGTTGGAAAAGAGTTTGAGAGGGCGACCTCTATGTTCAAGCTTCGTGCTGCTTGCGGGCTTCGATCCAGACCTCTTCACCGTGGTCTGTAAGCCCGTAGATGCGGCCCTTCTTAGTGTTTTCCTCTACCAGTAGATCAACCATCTCTCGCTCTCTCAACTGTGTGAGGGTACGGGAGACGTGGCTTATGAGCATGTCTGTGTTCGGTTTCGACATCGCACTGGGCGTCTTAGGCGCGTCGAACAGCATCCGCATAATCTGACGACGGTATTTTGAACTGATTACGTATCCGACCTGATTCCATTTGGATTCTGTCATAGCATATTAGTGGTAACTACCCAACAATAAAAGTGTTTCCATTCCAGCGAAATTACATCAAATTTTGTTGGATGGATCTTCGCCTCTCACTTCATCATTGATTCCCGTCGATGGGTCGAACCAAAAGAAGGATGGGGGAAACGGTGGGTCTGGTTGATGGATCAGATCATGCACCTCACCGCTCTGTCGCTCTCACTACCGGTCGCTGGTTTGTTTTAGCTGAATACAGGTGCTAAGCCCCCTTCCTCAGCGAGTGCCGTAGGCGAGTAGGGTAGGGTAGTTCACACTTCCGACCATTCAATCCCGGCTTCGGTCAGTATGTCTTTCGTGTTCTGAAGTCCGGGTTCTCGCGTGTAGTTGACTTCCGCGATATGCTCTTGTGGGTATTCCGTGGGACACAGTTCATAGTGAACGTGGATCTCGCAGTAATCACCTCTACCGTAGACCCGAACATGCGTCTGATACCACTCGTACTCATCGTCTTCGTATTCCGGGCGGCGCATGTTGAGATCTTCACCGAGATCGTAGGATAGCTCCCACGCGCCTGTGAAATGAGCTTTACCGAACACCCGGTGCATCTCTTCGAGATTGGATTCGACACGAAGCTGCATCGATGGCTCTGGCTTCGTGAAGTACATAGTACGGAGATTCCAGAAGGCCAGCTTGATCAGTTCCCATGGAATGTTGCCAGCCTTAATTTTCTCTGCTGAAGGTAGCATACTCTATAATTGATACCCCTATCAGATAACTATTCGCATCGAATTAGAAAGTAGTGGTGTAAATGTAGCTTGTGCTATTTGTTCACCACCCCCCGGTATTGGAGCGAACGTGGCAATTAAAAATGCCAGATTCCGCACATCCGAATTCGAACGTCGATACCGCCATTTCTTTTTCGAGAGATTCAACGGTCGCTTTCCCGACACCGGGGGCGTTTTCAAGTAGGGCTTCTCCGGCTTCGTCCCAACTCTCGAATCTCATGCTTCGGTCTCAACGTCGATCTCGTCCCACCCGAAGGACACGCATAGGTATGCCGTGTCTTCGATCACAACGATATCCGCAACCGACAGTGAGCGGGTTCCGTGACCGACTTCGTGGCGGGTTTCGTTTTCGTGAGCTTCGGCGTTGTTCTGACGAACGCGCAGATCGACTTCGCCATCGACCTCTCCGGTGAAGACTTCGTCACAATCTTCACATTCTCGGCGGGCGAATTCGACTGATTCATTACCGCTTCCCGCGTTCCAGTGCGACCACACTTTGTTCAAGATCTCACCGTGATCATCCGATTCGAATTCCTCGATTCCTGCTTCCTCGTACAGCGAATCGAAATCTTCCTGCGTTGGGATACGGTCATCGAATTGAACGTCCGAGCGCAGGAACCGTGCTTCTTTGCCGTCTTCATCGTCGCTGTACACCGTGTGAAAGATACGTGCGTTCATTTTAACCAACCTCATATGTATAATAGTTCTATAAGCTTATAAGACTTCTGATACGGGTATTACTTTTCGATAGTCTCGCTTTCAGTTTCGAAGCCAGTCATCAATCCCTCGGAGTACTCGGTGTGATGATTCTTGATCCACGTGGCGGTGTCGTAGTACTGATTCTCGAAGCAGTAGGCCCTAACCTCCGTGTGATGGTATTCGTTCACTGTGTCGTCTGCTATCGCCTCTTGAATACCTTCGAGTACGAGGGATGAGATATAGAC